GTCGGTACCAAACAAATTAGTTTTAGAATATTTTCCTGTTGCATCTAGTAAATCAAAATATCTACTAATTCCGCTTGCAGTTCTGTTTACACTTTTTGTTTTGATAATCTCTTGGCTTATTCCAAGCGGCCCAATTTGATAATCTTCTGCTGTAACTAGTCTATTCTGTGTATAATAAGTTGCAGGAGCTCTCTGTCTAATATTAGCATTTGATTCTGATGTTGAAGCATTATCTACAGTGTCTTGCAAACTAAAGGTCATTGTTAAAGTTTCTTGTTTGCCGTTTCTAGTTAGATAATTTACATCAATGCTTATACCGCGCATGTCTTTAGGGTCTACTACAAGTCTACGATTTTTACTTGTTCTGTAGTATACTCTAAAACTTCCTTGTGGCAAATTGCCAAAAACACCGTCTGAAAATATAACGCTGATTCTATCATCTATTCGTGTAAGAACACTATAGATATTTCTAATATTTTTATTAATACTATTATAGATAACATTATTGCCTTCAACTGCATCTAGTTTTGTCCATTGTTCAATTTCATTTCCAAAACTATCTAACTTGTATAACCAAACATCTGTATTGTTTACATTTGTTGCATCAATAGCAACTACTTGATTAGAGCTGGGATTAGTAATATTAAATGTACCTTGATCTAGTGTACCTTGTCTAAAGTGACAGAAAAATCCATTGTTAGAACTTGAAGGACCTCTACCATCATTTCTATACAAAAACGCAAAATTGTTTCCAGGGAATGGAGATTCTTCTGAAATGATACCTTTATTGATATCAGTACTTACTATTTCAAATCTAGTTGTAGATCCATCTACAGGCTTACTAAAACTGTATGCTGGAACGTCAGTATTGGTGCTGTTAAATCTATATTGTTCTGTAGGTATTCCGTTGACTGATTCCTGTTTTACCGGTCTACCAAATGTACCGTTAACAGGAAGTCCTGCATTTAATACTTTTATAAACTGTTCAAACCAATCAGGATTACTAGGATCATTCCAAAGTATTGTTTGATTTTCTAAATTAATATTGTTACTATCAAAAATAGTTTCTGTACTTTGTACACTTTCAATTTTTAGTAAACCGTTTGCAGCTTGATTACGCTTGGGATTATAGGAAAGCAGTCTTGCAAGTCGCAACACACTTTCTCTACGTTCTGCAAGTTCGAGATAGTTTTCTCTAGCATTTAGATCCACCCTGAATGCTAAATTTTGTCCAAGATATGCAATAAGGTCAATTAAAGCAAGATATTCAGAACTTTCAATATAATCGTTAAAATCCTCAGGATAGTTTTCTCTCAAATACGAGATCATTGTCCTGCGTAAATTGTCAAAATCATAGCTCTGGAAATCTGCATTTCTATAGCTTTGATAAATGCGTTTCCAGTCTTCAGCTACTAATAATCTATTTTGTCTATCTGTTGATGACATGTACTTTTTCCTCTATACAATATTTAGCAGAATGAATAATATGCGTAGTTAATTATGTATTTAAAAAACCGTTGTTCTGGTCAAAAGTCAAACGCATTTGTTCTGATATATTATATGGTAGATATGTTAAATTAACTTCAACCTGCAAACCACTTTCATACTGGTCTACTATGATATTATTGACTTTTACCCTACGGTCATAATTAACAATATTAGAAACATTTTCTATTATGGCTTTTTTCATATCATCTGTAAATGGTTCAAATAATGCGTCCCATATTATTGTGCCAAATTCAGGATCGCTTAGTTTTTCCCCTTGACGTATATGAAAATGATTGATAATATCCTGTTTAATTAAAGCAAGATCGTACAACACTTTAGTAGAATTACCTGCATTTACAGTGCTTATGCCACGATATGTTCTTGAACCGGGTATATCTGATTTTTGTTTTCTAGCAGAAGGTACTGTGATTTGCTTGTACAACTGTTTTTCTAAATTGCTCATAACGTATTTACCTTAACTTCCTTTCCTGAAAGTATCTGCAACTTTGACATATTTTGCTTCAAAATTATTTTTGTAATCATTACCGTTGCTGTCTTTTTCTATAAGTGTATTTTCAGGATTTTCATTGTCTGTTTTCGACGGAACAAACTGTTTAGGATCAAGATTTTCATGTCCAAACCAAGGTTCGTGCTGTGGAGTTCTTAAAGGTGTGTAAGCAGGTGTAGCAGTTGGGCCATTCATATGAATAGCATCTGGTGCAGTTTCTTTGTGCGTTTGGGTTGCATTGATATGAGTATTTTTTGCAGATATTCTTCCATCATTGCCTGCTTTAAGACAAATATTTCTGCCCGCTGTCATTATAATATCTCTATCTGCAGAAATATTCAAATCATTTTTTGTGTGAACACTTACACTATCATTTGCGAATATATCAATTTTACCATTAGCTGTCATTTCAATCCAAGTAGTACCTTTGGCATTGCCTATGTAAATTAAATCTTCTGTGTTGTGCATTAGTATTTGATGACCGGTTCGTGTTCGCCATCTTGCTAGTTCATTGTGAGGAAGACTAGGATCACCAACTTCATTTTTCTCAACACTTGCATACTCTGGAGGACCAGCATTATCTCCGCTTGCAGGAGACTTTCTTAATAAAAATGGATCACCATCATCCATTACAAAACTAGATCCGCCCAATCTACTGAAGGGCACTTGGCTTCTTGCAAATTTTTCACCATACGCAGCTGTAGGTTTACCTTGCCGTCTATCATGAGGTCCTGGTGTACTCATTCCAAATACCATACTTGGTATTTCTCTTCTTGCACTGCTTGTAGTAGTTCCTCTAACAGTGTCGCCTATAAGTCCCTGTGTATCTAAAACATTACACTGATCAGTATTACAAGGTTTTATATATTTTGTAGGATCTCTGCCCACAGCAGATTCAAGCTCTTTGTTGTATTCGCCTACTGGTTTTGGATTTGTTTTATCTTCATCATTATAAGTAGTTGAAGGATTGCCAGGCAACATAAAGTTGATATATTTGTCCTGTACGCAACCAATCCAGTATCCGTAACCTATGTTTTCTTCCATAGCAAGAACAATTACTTTAGTTCCTACATCAGGGGGTATCGCCCAAAATCCATAACTTTTTTGTGTATAATCAAATCCGGGATTTGCTTTAACTCCTTCTCTAGGAGTCTGGCCCATAAAAGGACTTACATGATAACATGGTAGCAGGTATCCACTGCTGTCACCAGGATTTCCAGATTCAGTAATTTTTAAAATATCAACTTCAACTCCGCCCATGTATTCAGAATCTAGATGATTTACAATTTTTCCAATAAATGGTCCAGCTCCCTTCATCCAGGAAGGACGACGCTGTCTTGTAAATTTATTTCTACTCATATTCTATCCTTACTCCATTAATCAGGAAAATCATCCAGATAAGGTGAATTGTTTCTTGCTTCTCTTCTAGCTGCCTTAGCATCTATTCTTTTTTGAACTTCAGGACTCACAGGTCTATTAGATTGAGCTGCACTTCTAGTTCTAGTTGTAGATCCACCGCCCGATTCTGTTACTGTTGTTGTGCTTCTTGTAGAAGTTGTTGTTTTAGTTGTTGCTGTTTCAGTTGTGTTAGTATTGTTCTCTTCGGTCACTGTTGTTGTTGCTTCACTGGATCCTTGACCTTGGCTAGTATTCGCACTGGCTGGTTCTACAACAGCATCTTTAAACATTAAATTATCTTCTGTTGTTGGTTCTGCTGTAGTATCTTGACCTGGTTGATTACGTCTACGTATCATTTGTAAATCTTGAGTAAAGATTCCATCTGAAAATTTATTTGAAACAAACAAAACTTGATATAATCCACTAAAGGCTCCGACAGGTTTAGTACCTAGACTAGGAAAATCCATTCCACCTTCTTGATTTAAATCTAATGGTGTTCTAAAATTTAATGATACATCAACTTCGGAACTTTGATAATCCATTGTTCCGTCTTCAGTAATGTTAATTATAGGCGTTTCTGAAGCATTATAGTTTCCCATTCCACTATCTGCTATGTAATAAGGATCACCCCATATAGTCATGTTTGCTTTTACCAAATCAATATTACTGTTAACCAAAGCATCGTTGAAATCCCTGGCAATACTTGTTGCTGTTCTATCAGGAAATCCTCCACCTTCTCCACCAGATTCTGATTTTTCACTGTCATTAGTTGTAGCGTTTCCTGAACTACTAAAATTGCTAGTGTCACCCGTAGCAGTTTCTTTCTTTTCTGTGTCTGTAGCGTTTCCACTACTTTCAGATTTGGAGTCTTTTTCACCTCCTTTATATTCACCAGCAAAAGGTGTAATAGCAACAAAAAATGCCTTATCAAATTCAATATTAAAATCTAAAACATCATCATTTTTACCAGTATAGATATAATCATATTCTTTACATGCCTGCCGTTTTAATTGTTCTATACCTGGACTTGTTTTGCTTGGAGGACTATACCGTGAAATATGTGCTTTGTAAGGGACTACTCTATATACATAAACTTTTGGAAACTCTCCTGTTTGATCCATTTGATCGTAATTGGTTACTTGATAAACATCAACTTCAATTTTGAACCAAGGTATCATACCATTTTCATCAGGCACTGCTTCAGATATCTTTTTTCCGTAATCACTGAGAATTATAATTTCTTCAACAATTTCTTGTATTCTTGTTCCTGACTTGAATGTAAGTGTTCTACCCTTATCACTTATTGTGATATTTCCACGTTTAAAAATTCCTGTTCCTACAGTTCGATTACGATTAGGTGGTCCGCCTGTTTGTGTAGTTTCTTCAACAAACTTAGGCCTACCAAAAGGCTGTTTTCCTCCATCAAGATAAGACTGTACAAGTTCTGATTTTCCAATATCATTCATGTTATCTTGATTTTCAGCATTTTCTCTTATAGCTTCACCTATGCCAGAACGTTTTACAACTACGCCGAGCAGTTTGCTCAATTCAGCATCAAAGTCTGCAGGTACATTTGCATCTTCTAAACCTGTTATGCTTTGATAAATTCTTACTTTTTCGTCTTTGTCGATATCTCTTTGCTCAAATTCTCCATTATTCAGACCTTTGTTTGTTGTAGCACTTTCTGTGTCTACTTGTTCACCTAGTAATTTTTCTTTGCTAGATGCACGTTCAGTAGGAAACATAATGATATATTCATCTGGCTGAACTACTTTTTTATCGGCTTTCTTTTTTTGTTGATATTCGTTCATAGAAGAAGTTAAACTAAATCCACCGCTTTGCAATAATTCTGCTACAGTTCTACCTTTTAAATTTACATCTGTTTTTATATTTTGTATTTGATCTGCAAGTCCTTGTTCGTGCCAAGGTATTGCTGTTATGTTATATTCACTGCCGCCTTCTGTAACTTGAAAGTCTATGTTAACTAATTTTATTGGATATATTCTGCGCAGGTTTGGTTTGGTAATTTGGTTACCATTTACGTCCCACCCTTTGAAATCTATTGTTATACAGTATGGAGCTTCTAGATAGTTTTTATAGTCTGCTTGCACTGCGGCTACTTGTAGTGTTTGCAAAAACAACCCCATACTATAAGGTTCTGTTACTTTGAAACTTATATTTGTTGCATTAGTTTGCTTAGTTTTACTTGCAAGTGAAATGATTGCTTCAACTTCAAGATTGTCTATGTAATACTCTATTTGGCCGTTTTTCTCGTAGATAGTAGTTGCTTTGTTTTTACCTAGTCCGCCACCAGAACGACAAATCATTACTTCCGGATCTCTTACTCTATAGGTCTTATCAGGAAAATTAACTTCGTTGTTATTAAGAACTCCTAGACCTATCACATAATTGTAACTTGCAAAGTCTCTTAATTCATTTGGAAAGGGTGGTCCCGACTTACTTGTAATGCCAAGTATCCTATTAAATCTTTGTAATTCCTGTTCATTCCAACGCTGTACATCTCTGTAATCAGTTGGTATTTTTATATTTGGTTCAAT